GGAGATCTCAAATCACTTGAAGCACTGTCACAAGCTATCATTGAAGGTAGTGCAGCAGCGGCTAAGGTGATCTTCACTGTCAGTCCGTCCAGTTCAACCAAGCCACAGACACTAGCGCAAGCTGGTAATGGTGCTATTGTCCAGGGTAGACCTGATGACATTGGTGTTGTTCAAGTCGGTAAGACAGCGGACTTCCAAACAGCCTATCAACTAGCACAACAGCTAGAACGTAGGCTATCAGAAGCATTCCTGATCCTCCAGGTCAGGCAGTCAGAACGTACCACTGCTGAAGAGGTACGGATGACACAGATGGAACTAGACCAACAGCTAGGTGGATTGTATTCACTGTTGACTGTTGATTTTTTAGTTCCGTATCTAAATCGTAAGCTACAACAAGCACAGAAGCTAGGGGAGATTCCTAAGCTACCTAAAGAACTTGTTAAACCTACGATTGTAGCTGGTGTAAATGCTATCGGTCGTGGTAGTGATAGGGAAGCATTGACTATGTTCATGACAACCTTAGCACAAACCATGGGACCTGAAGCCATCAGTCAATTCATTAATCCAGATGAAGTTGTTAAGCGTCTTGCTGCATCTTCTGGTATTGATGCTCTTAACCTTGTCAAGACAATGGATGAGCGTAATGCAGAAGCACAGCAACAACAGCAGGCAGCATCGGATCTTGAGATGACAAAGCAAGCTAGCCAATTTGAACGAAACCAAATCGAGAAAGCAAATGCCGGAAACCCCCCAGAAGCAGGACCAGGACCAGGAGCAGGAGCCCAAATCCCGCCGCCGCAAGGTCAACCACAACCCTGAATCTAACACGACAACACGTAAGGTGCAGAAAACTGAATCAAAAGAGGTTGAACTCATCATTGAAGAACCTGTACCTAACAAGTATGAAAAGAAAACCAAAGTAGGAGCACCTACCTTGGGACGTTCACCCAACTACGTCTCTAAAGTTGGTCTAGGAAAACTCACCACCGTAACCGCACATGGCAACACTGACGTATGACCCAACTGATCCAGAAGCACCTGAACTTAATCAAGAAGAACAGGAATCACTAGCGATTGGTGAGCAAGCTGAAGCTGATCAACAAGCTTTACTTGCTGGTAAATTTAAAGATGCTGAATCTTTAGAGCAAGCATACATTGAACTTCAAAAGAAACTAGGTAGCAATGAACCTGAACCTGAAGCTGAACCGGAAGGGGTGCGGGACGAAGAACCCGAAACCCAAGAAGTAGAAAAGACTGAAGAAGAAGAAGACGAAACACCTGAAGAAGATGTTGTCTTCACTGAACAGGATGTAGAAAGAATCCATAACATTGTAGGTGGTCCTGAAGAGTATAATAATATGCTCAAGTGGGCAGCACAAGCAATGACCAAAGATGACATCGATGCCTTCGATCATGTCATTGGATTGAATGATCCTCAAGCTGCAGCGTTCGCTGTCTTTGCTTTGAATAAATTCTATAAGGATCAACAAGATTCAGAAGGTGAACTGCTAACTGGTGGTAAAGCAACTCAGGTTGAAGACGTATTTAAGTCTCAAGCTCAAGTTGTACAAGCTATGTCTGATCCTAAATATGATAGGGATCCTGCTTACCGTCAAGAAGTAATGGAAAAACTAGAACGTTCTAACATCAAATACTAATGGCTAAACCTGGACTCTATGCTAACATCCACGCTAAACGTAAGCGTATCAAAGAAGGTAGTGGTGAATCCATGAGGAAGGCAGGCAGTAAGGGAGCACCTTCTGCTGCTAACTTCAAACGATCCGCCAAGACTGCTAAAAAGAAATAACCACTTACCCCACGTATCCTAATGATTAAACTATTCGCTATCCTCCCTGCTGCTCTACTTGCAGTTGCTCCTATTGTCTCCGCTCAAGAAGTTGACCCTGGTTTCGGTGTTGAAGAACCACGTCCTATTGATGTAGCTCGTAGCAACGGTGTTCACCCCATTGCTCGTATCCTCTTCTTCCCACTTATGCCTTTCGTTGAATTGCAAGCTGAACTCTCACCCGAAAAAGCTTCTTGCTGGAATGATCGTGCTGATGAAGTGGTCGGCTGTAAAATTGTAGAAGAAATCGAATCAGCACAAGGTGCACGACCTACACCTTATCGATTTTGATTTTAATAATGGTTTCTATTCAGGACCAATGTTAATGATTGATTTATATCAATTCTAATAATTAGATAGGAGGCACCTCAGAGTCGGACCTCCTTTCTCTAGCCTGTCCTGGCTTTAAACGGATCTTACTTACTTGCTACAAGACACACAATGCATTATTTAAATGACCGCAATTTCTACAGGACTACAACAACAGAATACTTGGAATGACTTTTGTAAATGGGTGACCTCAACAAATAATCGTCTTTATGTGGGATGGTTTGGCATTCTTATGATCCCTACATTACTTGCCGCTACCATCTGCTTCATCATCGCATTTGTTGGAGCACCTCCAGTTGACATCGACGGAATCAGGGAACCCGTCGCCGGATCTCTACTCTATGGAAACAACATCATCTCAGGGGCAGTTGTCCCTAGCTCCAATGCAATCGGACTCCACTTCTATCCCATCTGGGAAGCAGCATCGCTTGACGAATGGCTCTACAACGGTGGACCATTTCAACTGGTCATCTTTCACTTCCTTATCGGTATCTACTCTTACATGGGACGCGAATGGGAGCTTAGTTATCGACTAGGTATGCGCCCATGGATCTTCGTTGCTTACTCTGCACCTGTTGCAGCAGCAAGTGCCGTCTTTCTGGTGTATCCCTTCGGACAAGGTTCCTTCTCTGACGCAATGCCACTCGGTATCTCAGGTACTTTCAACTATATGCTTGTCTTTCAGGCAGAGCATAACATCCTTATGCATCCATTTCATATGCTCGGCGTTGCTGGAGTGTTCGGTGGTGCTCTATTCAGTGCTATGCATGGTAGTCTGGTTACCTCCAGCCTTGTCCGTGAGACAACTGAAAATGTGAGCCAGAACTATGGTTACAAATTCGGACAAGAAGAAGAAACCTACAACATCGTGGCAGCTCACGGTTACTTTGGTCGTCTTATCTTTCAGTATGCTAGTTTTAATAACAGTCGTAGTCTCCACTTTTTTCTCGCCGCTTTCCCGGTGGTAGGAATCTGGTTTACTGCACTTGGTGTTAGCACCATGGCATTTAATCTGAATGGATTTAACTTCAACCAATCAATTGTTCATGGTGGTCATGTTATTAATACATGGGCTGACATCCTGAACCGGGCTGGTCTTGGCATGGAAGTCATGCACGAGCGTAATGCCCACAACTTCCCACTGGACTTGGCATCTGCTGAGACTGCTCCAGTGGCGCTGACTGCTCCGGCAATCGGCTGATACTCTTCGTACGTTTATCCCTTAGGGACGCATGATAACACAGCATGAAACGGGGCTGTGTCTAACGGAGACTACAATGACTCAAGTACAAGTGCGTAACATCATCAACAACAAAGCAAAATCTGATCGTAAAGAGAAAGAGATCTGCCTTGTGTATCGTGGTACGTCGTATAAAAAACAAGTGAGCTAGAGCTTGCGCCCCGTGCAATTCGGGGCATCACTATTGGTAGAGCCCTCACGAGGATACCTCTGCCGTGCACGGTCAGATATAGACCCTAAAAATATCAACTAAAAAATTTTTACCGGTAATTGAGTTCATATTAACATTTAATTTTAAACAAAACAATGGCTTTTTCACAACAAGGCAACTCGATTGTCGAACAGAACACGGGCGTAACCCGTAACTACGGCACCAAAGCTGACCAAGGCATTACCGCACAAGGTAATGTTAATAAGACACCAGGCTTGGGACTGACCCAAGGTGGTACAGACTACGATGCAAAGTATGCTACCTATCTGAAACTGTTCAGTGGAGAGATGATCAAAGCTTACGAGTCTACCTGTATTGCTAAAGGTACAGTTCAAACTCGCACCTTGCAGAACGGTAAGTCTCTGCAGTTCATCTATACTGGACGTATGACTGCTGATTATCATCAGCCTGGTACGCCGATCCTCGGATCTGGTGATCCTCCAGTTGCAGAAAAAACGATTATCATGGATGACCTACTCGTGTCTTCTGCATTCCTGTATGACCTG